ATGGCAGACTTCAATGTGTTTGAAGGACAGATATGGGCATTTGATCACGAAAAATGCATAGAAGATTTATCAGAACTCGAACTAAAACGTATGGATATCTTTGCAGGAATGGACGTAGGTTATCGAGATCCTACTGCATTTGTTGTTATTGCGTATGACTGGGATACTCAACAATACTTTGTACTTGATGAATATCTAGATTCAGAAAGAACTACAGAACAACACGCAATGGAAATATCAAAACTTATTGCAAAGTGGAATATAGATTATATTTATATTGATTCCGCTGCTCAACAAACCCGTTTTGACTTCGCACAAAATTATGACATTACTACTATTAATGCCAAAAAATCAGTACTAGATGGAATTGGTCATGTTGCAGCAATAGTCGATAATGATAAGCTAATTGTAGATGGAAAATGTACTGAAACACTTTGGGCTTTAGACCAATATCAATGGGATCCAAATCCTAACTTATTAAAAGAAAAACCTAAACACAATGCCGCATCTCACATGTCAGACGCTTTACGGTATGCTTTGTACTCATTTGAGACAAGTATGACATCGTTTTAACGACACCTAGAAAAAATAATGCTTGACTTTAACTCAAACTTCTGCTACAATTAGAACATAAGAATTGAAATGACACTAAAAAGAGATTTAGTTAAATACGTAAGAGATAAAGCAAAATCTAAGTTTAAGAAAGAGTCTGCCTGTTACATATGCGGCTCTGATCACAGACTAGATTTTCATCACTATTATGGATTAACAGAGTTATTGGAAAAATGGTTAAAAGATAACAAATATGAAATCCATAATGAAGACGACATTTTAAATCTAAGAGAAAAGTTTATAGATGAATTTAAAGATGAAATCTATAATAAAACAGTCACACTTTGCCATGTACATCATTTAAGACTACATTCAATTTATGGCAAACGACCACAATTAATAACAGCTGAAAAACAGCAAAGATGGGTAAATAAACAAAGAGACAAATATGGCATGGTATGATTTTCTATTAGGTAGAAATACTAAAGAAGAAGAAAAATTGAATCCTTCTCAATATGTAATTTCAAGAAACGAAGGACTAACAGTAGATAGTCGTGAAAACATCACGAGCTATAAAAATGCATACGAACAACTAGAAGTTGTAAATCGTGCTGTCAATATGATTGTTGATGATGTCTCCGATATACCATTTTTAGTACAAGAACAAATACTAGGAACTACTCCAATATTTAAAAATATTAGAAAAACAAGAGTAGACCTTTTACTCAACAAAGAACCGAATCCGTTTCAAGATATTAGCACATTCAAAAGAAATATACTAGTCGATTTAATTATTGACGGTAATATATTTGTGTATTTTGACGGTATGCATATGTATCATCTTCCAGCAGATAAGATGAGAATTGAAACTGATGAAAATACTTATGTAAGTAAGTATATATTTGATAATAGTATTGATTATTCAGTTAATGAAATAATCCATATAAAAGAAAATAGTTTTCACTCTATTTACAGGGGTGTTCCAAGATTGAAACCTGCTCATAGAACTATGCAATTGCTTAGTAATATGAGAAACTTTCAAGATAACTTTTTTAAGAATGGAGCAGTTCCTGGTTTAGTACTTAAGAGTCCTAATACTCTTTCAGAGAAAATCAAAGAAAGAATGTTACAAGCCTGGGTTGCTAGATATAATCCAAATACTGGAGGTCGAAGACCTCTATTTTTAGATGGTGGTTTAGAAGTTGAAAACTTAACAGAAGTTAATTTTAGAGAACTAGATTTTCAAGAGGCAATTAAGTCAAATGAGAGAATCATTCTCGAGGCATTAGGAGTTCCACCTATTCTTATGGATAGTGGTAATAATGCAAATATAAGACCAAACCAAAGAATGTATTATTTAGAAACTATACTACCTATAGTTAAAAAAATAATGAAAGGATATGAAAGATTTTTTGGTTTTAGATTGGTAGAAGATGTAACAAATGTTCCATCACTACAACCAGAATTAAAAGATCAAGCAGCATACTATGCTTCTTTGGTCAATACAGGTATTATGACACCTAATGAAGCTAGGGAGAAATTAAATCTTGAAAAAGTTGAAGGATTTGATACACCAAGAGTTCCTGCAAATATCGCAGGTAGTGCCGCAAACCCAATCGAGGGTGGTAGGCCAACAGAAGATGAGGAAGAATAAATATGAACAAAATGGCAATGATAAATCAATTAGGAGAGTATTTTACAAAGAAAGGTAAAGTACTTGAACTGAATGAGTATAATCTTGAATCAGATGCTCCAATGAGAGCGGTTCAAGTAAAAAGAGTTTTTAACTCGTGGAGTAGAATGATGGCTATGGTAAAAAACTACTATCCAGAAATCGGAGTAGTCAAAAAAGTAGTAACACCAAAAGTTACTCCTAAAAAATCAACTACTAAAAAGGTGAAGAAAAATGTCAAATAAAATTTTTCACTGGACTAATACATTTAAATCATTAGGTGAACAGCCTGATGGTAGTGTAGAAATTAAAGGACTAGCAAGTACTAACTCTCAAGATAGAGCAGGTGATGTAATTGAGGTTGAAGCATGGACAAAGGGTGGTGTAGATAATTATTTAGAAAACCCTATAGTTCTATACAATCACAATCATGACCAGCCAATCGGAAGAGCAAAGGCTGTTAGAACTGTAGATAACGGTTTAGAGTTCACTGCTAAAATATCAAAAGCAGCTGGACAAATTACTGATTTAATTAAAGACGGTGTTCTTGGAGCATTTTCTGTAGGTTTCCGTGTGAAAGATGCAGATCATATTCCTGACACTGGTGGATTAAGAATCAAAGATGCTGAACTTTTTGAAGTATCTGTGGTATCTGTTCCTTGTAATCAAGGAGCTATGTTCTCTTTGTCAAAGGGATTTGATAGCATGGAAGACTACGAAGAGTTTAAGAAATCTTTTATAAAGACTAACTCAGCAGATTCAGTTAAAACTGAAGAAGTTGGGCAGTCTAAAGTGGCGCAAGCCAACAATAAGGAGAATCGCATGAGCGAAGAAATGAAAGCTCCTGAGGGCTTTAACCTTGACGCTTTTGCTAAGGAAGTAGCTGAAAAAGCAGCAACTAAATTAGCAATGCAACAAGCTGAATCAAAAGCAGCTGAAGAGAAAGCAGCTAAGGAAGCTGCTGAAAAGGCTGCTCACGCAGAAGCTGAGATGAAAGCGGAAGTTGAAGCACAACAGGAAGTAGAAAAGAAAGTTGTTATATCAGCACTATCAGGTGCAGAACAACTAATGGGTGACGTTGAGAAAAGATTTAACGAGAAGAACGAAGAATTAGGTTCAATCGTTAGTGAACTTCAAAAAGAACTCAAAGAAAAATCAGAAGAAATTCAACACATCAGAGAATCTAAGAGAGTTTTCTCAAATAGAGGAAGTGATGCAGATTGGAAGAAATCTTTTGAAAGTGAAATATTAGATGCAAAATTTGCTGGTCTAGCGACTGGTAAAGGTTGGGATAACCAATATTCAAAATCAGTTATGGAGAAAGTTAATCAACATTCAACAGTTGAAGTTTCTTCTGCAGACTTTGAGCAAGTTGTATCTGCAAACGTTGAAAGAGATATTCAGAATGAATTAGTATTAGCACCTCTATTTAGAGAAATACAAATGAGTTCTGCTAATCAAATTCTTCCTATCTTACCAGATGCAGGTTATGCTGAATTTACAACAGGCGTAACAGGTAGTGGTACAGCACCATATGGTAACTTAGAAGAAAGAGCAGATAACAGTGCAGCACCTTTCACAGGTATTCAAATGCAAGAAAGAACATTATCAACTAACAAGTTGATCTCTAAGACTTTCTTAGGTAATGAAACTGAAGAAGATGCAATTATTCCAATACTACCTTTATTAAGAGAATCTATGGTTAGATCTCACGCAAGAGGAATTGAGAATGCATTATTATTAGGTAACCACGCAGATGGTCAGTATACTTCAGGTATATTTGATGGTCTACTACAAATGGCACAAGCTGACTCTGACTTTACAGATGACGTAGGTGCAGGTTCACCAGCAGCATTCGGAGCAAATGACGCAGTCGTAGCTTCAGACCTATTAGGTATGAGAAAGAATATGGGTAAATATGGAGTTAATCCATCAGACGTAGTATACCTTGTATCACAAGATGCATATTATAACTTACTACAAGACGCTGAGTTCCAAGATGTCAACCTAGTTGGTGATCTTTCAACAAAGCTATCTGGTGAGATTGGTCAGGTATTTGGATCAAGAGTTATTCTTGTTGACGAATTCCCAGCAAAAGCAGCGGCTAAGTTCGCAGCATGTGCTGTTTATACCAGAAACTATGTAATGCCAAGATTAAGAGGTGTTACAATCGAATCTGATTATGATGTCGAAAACCAAAGAAGAGTACTTGTGGCTTCACAAAGACTTGGATTTGCTGATGTTATAGCAGGAGCTACATCTAAGTGGGCATTTAAATATGACGCTAGTTAATTAGCATAGAACGGCTTGAGGGGAGCCTATCCCCTCACTTATTCAATTATGGCAGATTTAATAACAGTACAAGAATACAAAGATGCAGAGGGCATAAGAGGCGATAACAATGACGATCGTCTTACTATTTTAGTGCCTCAAATTTCTGACTTAGTAAAAAAATATTGTGGAACGAGTTTTATAGATTTCTATTCTTCTGCAAAAACAGAGACTTTTAATATTAGTGATAATATAACATCAGTAGTAGTAATGAGCGAAACACCGCTAAATTCGGTAACATCAGTTAAAGAACGTGATAACCCGAGTACAGCATATGTAACGCTTACTAACAATACGGATTATTATATAGACACAAGTAGTGATTCAATTTTTAGGTTGGACTCTAGTGGCAACAGAAAGGCATTTAAATCAGGCTTTGGAGCAGTTGAAGTAGTATATACAGCAGGATATTCAGCTACACCAAAAGACCTAGAATTAGCACTTTTTGATTTAGTAACATATTATTTAAAAGATGAACATAAGCAGAGAAGAACTCTTGGTGGAGCAAGTATACAAAACCAAGGCACTGCAGGCTTAAGAACAAGTACTGATTTTCCTGACCATATCAAACGAGTACTTGATCTTTATCGAGTAGTCATCTAATGGCAATAAAAAATATTCATACACATTTTTTAGATATAATAAAAAATAATCAAAAGTCGGCTGACGAGTTAGCCGATATGTTTCAGCATGAGTTACATTTTAATCAACATCAAGCAGTTGATGCTATTTATAATAGTACAGTTAAAACATTAAAAAGTGTAGGAATATTTGATAAAACTAGAGTAAAGAAAAGAGGAAAAGGAACACTAGAAATGGCCGCTTTTGAGATAACAGATGAAGATGCAAAACACTATAAAGAACTTATAGAAGAGAACTCTGAGTTTGCTTTTCGTAGAGTATTTACTCAAAAAAATATAAAAAAGACTTATGAAAAATATTTTGGCTTAAATGGTGCATCTGTAGATAAAAATGGTACTGTTAGTTTTTTAAAAGGAGTATACGGTAGAAAAACACAAGATGATACAAGAGCAAGGCATGAAGCACAAAAAGACCTTACTGTTCAAGCAGTACAAGTAGTAATAAAAAACTTTGCTCCCGAATTTAAACAGATAATTCAAAGAAAGAATAAAGATTTTTTTATGCCTGACGGAAGTCCAGAAGATGCGGAAAGAGCAGAAAAATTTGACAATTTACAGGAAAAAGATGCAATTAAAACTAGAGCAGTTGATTCTCACTCTACACAAGGGAATGATACTACTACGGCGACTTTAAATGCATTATTAAATTTAGAACAAGCAGTTGATGATAAGATTGCAAATGAAGTAAACAAAGTAGTAGATAAATCCAATATTATAGCTAGTAGTAAAAATAGGATGCTTGCGGTATTTTCTGAGTTTAAAATAGGCAAAGACTCTATTACTGATATAGTAGCTCAAAGAGCGGAAGGTCAAAAAGTAGAAGATAAAATTACAGTTACTTTAGAATATGGTACTGATAAATTAAATCGAAGTATGAAGCGAAAAGATAGAGATGGAATTGAGGAAAAATTAAACGACATTAGAGATGATCAGTTAGATCAATTAGCAAGAATGTTTATTAATGAGGATAAAAGATCAGCAATATATAGAAATCTAAAAGCATCTCCAAAAAGTTACGATGAAAGACTAGAGGCCGGAGCTTTGAATAATACTATTAGTATGGTTGAAGGAGTAGAAAAAATTTCTAAACTTTTAAAAGGCGTAAAAGTAACAAGCGGTAGAAAAGTTAAAGCAAAGAAAAAACAAACTAGTTCAAAGACAAGTAAACAAACTGTTACAAAAAGTAAGACTAAAAATAAAAAAGTAGCAAAGGGAGTAGCAAGAAAAGAAAGAATATTAGCAACAGGAAGATATAATAAAAATACAACTAATAGTAGTACTTCTTTAGCAAATTTAATGCAGATAATAAATGCTCAACTACCAAGATTTTTAAAAAGAAATATGACTCCACCTCGATTACAATATAGAGGAAAAGGAAATCCAAGCAGACCGTTTGCAGGACCTTTTAATACAGGAGTACAGGTAACAAGTCTTACAGATAGTAAGTCAAATGCAGGTGGCGTAAATGTACATTATACTTATGAGAAATATCCTTATCAAACATTTGAACCAGGATTTGAACAAGGTAGTACATTGAGAGATCCTCGTGAGCTTATAAAAGAAAGTATAAGACAAATAATGATAACAAATAAACAAAATAGATTTTTGAGGTTTAGACGACACTAATGAGCGCACAAGGAAGAACATACTCAACAAGAAGAAGAGCAGTTATAGAAGCGCTTGCTCAAAAGTTAGAACAAATAAATGGACAAACTCCGTTTCGAGTTGCAGTCGCAGAAGTAGCAAGACGATTGAAATTTTGGGACGAAGTAGCAGATTTTCCAACTATTCATGTAGGAGCAGGTAATGAAACTCGTGAATATGCAAGTGGAAATCATAGATTTCGTTTTTTGCAAGTAACAATAAGATGTTATGTGCATAGCGAAGATGATGTAATTTTTCGTTTAGAAGAATTACTAGAAGACGTAGAGACAGTACTCGAGGATAATGATCCGCTAGAGTATTTTGACTCTAATAATATTAAGCAATCTACTGCTCAGACAACCATTCTGAGTATAGATACAGATGAAGGAGTACTGGAACCTCTCGGCATCGGTGAGATAGTCGCAGAGATAAGGTACTAAGGAGAAAAAAATGGCAGATACATTTTATTTTAGTCGGGATACTAAAGTTTTTATGACAGATGAAGGATCAACCGCAGTTATGTGGGAGATTCCTGTTTTAGATGGCTTTAGTTTTTCTCAGGCTACAAATACAAGTGAAATTACTTTAAACGAAATGACAGATGCTAATGGTAAGAGTAGAAGAAGTAGACAAATGTTTACAGATTCTTATGCACCAGCAGAATGGAGTTTTTCAACTTATATGAGACCGTTTGGAGCATTACCAGCAGGTTCTGGAGATATATGGGAGCCAAGTGCTTCTATTTCTGGAAATCCACAACATGCTGTTGAAGAAGCACTTTGGGCATACTTTGTAGGACATACAGGTTTTACAATAGGTAGTGGTTCAACAGCTTCAGCATGGAATGGAACTGGTGGTGTTACAAATAGTGACAGTAGCATGGTAGTTGATTTCAGACAATCAGAAGTTGCATCTTTAGGTACATTCGATCTTTATTTTGAGATGGGTAGCGCAAGTACTGGTACTAATCTTACTTATAAAATAGAAGGGTGTGTTGTAAATTCAGCAAGTATCGATTTTGATATTGATGGAATTGCAACAATTAACTGGAGTGGTATGGGTAAAATTATTACTGAATTTGAAACTAACTCAGGTAATAAACCAACACCTACTAAGTTAATTAGTGAAGGAACTACAACTACAAGTAATTTCATAAGAAATAGATTAACATCGCTAACAGCGACAGGAGCTGATAGTGGAAAATTTAATGCAAGTTATGATCTAGTTT